TTTATATTTCTTAGATGCCCAACCATTTGCATATGCGGATGGATATACTGCAAATTTGGATTTAGCCGCAGCCTTGGCACGAGCCCATTTTTCTGGACTTGTTGGTACATTTTTTTCATCGATAGGCTCAACTTCTTCTGTTTGTGCCCGTTGTGTTTTCATTTTGTCGGCAACAGTAGTTGAAACATAGTTAATTGGATCATCAAACTGGTGGTCACGCCTCCATTTATGAAACTCAGAAGATTTTGCATGAGATATTTTTGTGTCTTTGCTGACGAAATCTGGATTAATACCACGAGATTTAAGATAATCGTGTAGTTCACCTTTTTGACTTTCGGTGATACCTGCACGAACAGACCATGGTTCATTAGGGTCTGTACCAAAGGTGGGTTTCTTTTCACCCTTAACAATCATTTTTAATTTTTTTGCATCCATGTTTTTACCTTAACCGTTATTTCCTGGAGCTTTACCTAACATCTCTGTTTTAATTCTTTTCATAGCTGAACGAGCCAAATCTTTAGCACGGGACATTGGTGTGTGTTTTGCACCAGATTTATCTGTTACTGAAGCACTAATTTTTTTGTATGGTTTATCAAAAGGAGGTTGTTCCGCATTTGTTACAAAAGGAACTGTATCAGATTCAGGTTGTTTACCTTCTTGAACGCCACGAGCTTTGGCTAAATTTTCTTTTGAAGAAATTGAATCTTTATTTCCAGCTTTTGCATCAGCAACTGTCAATGGTTTATCACCACGAGCCTTACGCAAGAAAGCTGGAATGTCAGACTTTTTTACTTCTTCTTTCATTGGACCTCCACGAAATTTTACTTTTGTGGATCTACCATTTGAATTAGGACCAACATCATCAGATTGTGCTGTTCGTTCTTGACCTTTTAGTGTATCTTTGGTGCGAACTTTAGGATCAATTTCTTCTTCAACAGCATCTTCTTTCATTGACTGTTTTGTTGCTGTGGCATACATTACAGATTTTGCATCTTTTCCATAACGCTGTCTAAATCCAGCAAAACCTTTTTTCATTGACTTAACAATTTTTTCACGCTTGGCCATTTCAGCGTCAGTCATGTGTTTTTCTTCAATTGACTCAACTTCTTCTTTGTGCATTTTATCTACGTGTTTGGAAACTTCACCATCTTTACCATGTAATCTTTTTTCATGCTTTTTTACTTCTTGTTTGGCTTCATCTTCACATGAATCTTCTGCTACATTTTTTTGGCCACGAAGAATTTTAAAATCTTGAGAATCAATTTTATTATTTTTATTTTTGTCAATCTTATGTTGATTGCCTTTAAGAGCTTCAATTAGTTTGGCTTTAAATTCAGTCGATTCGTTCTTTTTCTTATCAGCAACTGCCTTCTTCATTGGCTCTTTCTTGTCGCCATCTTTATCCATGTCCAAGAAGTCTGGTTTGGCAGCTTCATCATATCTACTTTTGGTTTTCTCGTAATCTTTTTTGTCTTTACCAGTCAACTCTTTAGTTGTAGGACCTTTAATTGTGTCGATATCTCTCTTAACTTGGTCACGGCGTGCTTTGGCCGAATCACCATAAGAAGAACCATAAACTTTCATGCCAGTTGAAGTGGTTACCTTTTCTGCTTCAGCAATAGTTTCATCTGTAATTTTACTTACAGCATCAGCAACTGAATTCATTTTAAGTTTATTGACAAACATTTTATTTCTCCTGTTTCTTTTTCTTTTTAATTTTTATTTGGGTGCCAATATTTCTATTTGCATCCTTATAAGATTGCATTGGTTCAAAATTAGTAGCGCCATTCAAAGTTCCACCTACACCCATGTCAGGTATAGAAATGTCATTTTGAAAACCATTATATTCTTTAATTGTTTTTCTAAAACTACTAAATTCTTTTTGTTCTCTGTATGTTACATCGCCTAGACCTGACATAGGATATACTGTTCCTTGTTGGCGTGTATCAAATTCTGGCCCCACACCTGCGGTGTTCCGTAGTCTTTGACTTACGGTTGGAGCATCTACTATTCGTTTCTTCTTTACTTGCTCTTTGTCTTTGGAGAAGTTGGTTTCTTTCGGCTGCGGGTTGACGGTGAGCGTTGGTTCTTGGGCTTCGCTGTAGGTGCGGAAGATGAAGGTTTTTCGCTTACTGTTGGAGTTCCACTTGATGTCATCTCCGTTGGAGTCGTTTGGTCTGTTGTCGGCTGGGATGCTGTCGAGTCCAGGGGCTTTGAGTTCTGGATTGGTTTTAATTTTAGTAAATTTACTAGCGCTTTGAACATTTTTTTCTTCCTTAATTAAATTATCACTTTTATTTAACTTACCGTGCTTTTCTAACCACGACAAAGACACATCTCCATAGGTCCTACCTTCAATGAAGTTATGAATATTTAGGTAAGTTTGAGTTATATCTTCCTCAATGGATTCAAGTGAGCCCGTATTGTCTATCTGCACGAAATTGTCAAAAGATTCGGCAAAGAGATTTTTATTTTTCTGAGCTTGTGTCCATTTGTCGTATCGAATGGATTCGACCATCATACGGGACAGTTTAGTATTTCTTTCTTGACTTACTTCATTTGTGGTATTCACAAATATCATCATACTGGAATAACCTAAATCTTCTAATTCCTCTTTGATATAGTTGATTTTGTCAATACTATCTGCTGGTCCGTTGATAATTAAAGGACCACGATTCCGAATGGCTTCTCTGCGGAAATCACTGGTTTTTTCAGATAGTTTTTGTTTATCAGCAAGGTAATCATAGGCTTGATTGGCGTTAAGTTCCACGGCACGAGCTTCTGGTATTGATTCACGGATAATGATATCTTTGCCAGAACCAGGTCCACCGGTTACAAAGATGGCTTTGAATAGACCACGATTAAAGTTTTCATGTAACCCCATACCCTTACGGGTATCATGCATAAGTTCTTTTGCGTGTTTATCTGAAACGTGTTCTGGCACACCTTTTTTGAATTCTTTTGCATTACCAGAAGCGGCATGAGCTCGCATTTTGGTACCAGACATACCAGTTGAACCTTCGGCATCAGGATCTCTTTGACCTGCTGAATGGACAGTAATCTTTTTGAAATGGTACAACGCACCTTTGTGTGTACCATTGTATTGGTGTAATTTCTTTTTATACTCATCAACACGGTCAGAACCAGCAACCATATGAAGATGTGTTACACCTTTCTTATGTAATTCGGCTGCATGATGTAGGAATGTTGGATGTTCTTTGGAAGATGCCTCAAAGTGTGTACCTGGAGAATACCTTTTAAGGTGTTTAATTTTCTGTTCAGCTGATAATGGATTCTTCTTAGAATCTTGGGAGTGTGAAGTTACAACAGAATGTGAGGCATTGTGTTTAGCTGCTACTTCCTTAACCTTGTCAATTAACTTCAAATGACCTGTGGTTGGAGGATTCATGCGACCAAAGGTCATCACATGGTGTTTTTCACCTTGTTTTGTTTCTTCGACTAGTTCTAAAAACGATTTCATTTTCTAACTTTTAATAAATTTTGTTTAGCAAACTCAGCACGATTAACCAATTTGGTTGGTTGATTATCGTGGTGAACTACAAAACCTTCAGGTTTAGACTTCTTACCTTCAATGTGATGTTGGTAATGTCCTTCATGTGTTTCTAGTGATTTAACCAAAGCATTTTTAGCTTGATGTAAATGGTGATGCATAGCAAACAAATTACCATAATGTGCTTTGTGTTTTTCAACATGAGCAATCTGTGAGGCACCTTCTTTGGTCTTTTCAGACTTGGATTTCTCAGTTTTTACTTTGGCAGCCTGTTTTGCATGAATGTCGTGTAAATGTTCTTTAAAGCCTTTAACACTTGGCACTTCGTCATGTCTTACTGTCTTGTTTATGTAGGTTGACAGGTGGCCAGTTTCTCCGCCATGTTTTGGATGAATCGCATCATACATCTTGTGACCATGAGTGTCGTGGATTTCTTTAGCTGCAGCCATGTGTTTTTGAAAGTGTTTCTCATTCTCAGCAGAATGTTTTACTTTACTTGTATCATGTTCTGCACCGTGAATATGAACATCTGGATGTTCTTTAAACTTTGACGTATCTACATGAGGTGAAGCGTGTTTCATATCATTACTATACTGGTGGTGAACCACCACACCAACCTTAGAGCGTTTTATTTTTTCTGCTTCTTTACCTTTGGCAGTATAAGTGATTGTATTTGGAGTAAAAGAAACATCACCTTTCGCTTCTACAATATAACCTTCATGTAAATGCTTTGTATCAGCATGATGCATTAGGTCACCTTGGAATACACCTTCTTTTGGTGTTACTTTTGGTAAATGTTTTAATGCGTGTTTGAGTGTTTTTGCTAAACCAGGAGCATGACCATGATTCTTGTCAATATCTTTTTCTGTATGGTTAATCTTTGGATTCTTATTAAAAGCAGATTTGGTTGCAACAAAGAATTTACCATTTTTGGGGTGATGACCAAAAACGATTGATGGAGAACCATCATATTTCATCGTTAAATTGGTATTCTTATGACCACCAGTCATGTGTGCATGAGCTTTCATCAAAGCTGCATGGGCGTGTTCAAAACCTGCGTGGCCGTGCATCAAAGGCCTATCTTCCGCATGATGAATATGTTTAAGTTCAGAACCTTGTTCAGATTCCTCCGTTAAGAATGACTTAAATGATAACATTGAATTTCCTTCTGATTTGCAATACACTTTGATTGCCAGTTGCTTATTTATACAACTTCTTGGTTCTTGAGCTCAATTCTTAGAAAGATTGGCTTCGATACATAGTGGCTTAATTATTCCATTTTGTACCTTCAAAATCCAACCAATAATTGGCCATACGACCTTTTCCTTGAAGTAAATAGAATGGTAGGGTATGAACTAATGCTCGACTGGATCCATAGTATATCAGGTCTTTAGGTCCTTTGTCAAGCGCCCATGCAAAGTGGCTAGAACCAGTATCACCACCAACAAAGATTTCCGCTGTGGTAATGTGGTAATAATTCTGCACAAAATTGGTAGAATACCGCCAACCCTCAAATGGGCAACCTTCGGTTGATTCGCCTTTTTTACAGATTACTTTTTCATAATCTTTATATTCTTCAGTAGAATACTTGGCAATAATCTGTTCATATACATTCTTTGGCCAGTTACGCCATTGATTATATGGTGCATCAAATAATGGAAATACAGCAATCTTCTTTTCCATCGGTGCATTATTTGGTATTTTTATCAAATCACCACATATATCTCTGAAATCCCAAACATTTACTTTTCTCCAAGGCAATGATTGTTCACCCGGTTCTGTTGAAAAATAATTAGTCATCTTCAACATTATCTCATAAAATGTTTGACAATGTGTGTCTGAGCTAACATTTCCTGGTTTCAAATGAAACTGTATTGTAGGATTGTTATTTGTTTTTCTGATATGTTCCAAGACATTCGCAACAGCAATCATATCTCCATTTCGAACTGTGCCAAAAGTTCCAGGTTCAATATTGATAATCATAGTGTAATATCTTTCACATAAACTAATTTTGATTTACGATTACCATAATAGTGTCGTTTAAAATCAAACTCAACAGGATGGCCATCCCAAGTCCTCATATCTTCGTCCCAACCAACGATTGTTTCTTTATTCATTAGGTCAGCAATAATACCAATGCCTGTGAATGTAGTAATAAATGGATTAGGATTCTGTTTGATAAGATTGCAATTATACATTAATGGCTTTGAGTAGTCCATATATACAACTTTGTCTTTATCAAGATTTGCACCATTCTCAATTACATTGGTGTATCGTCTTGCATCAACACTAGGATCTTGTTTTGCAGACCATCTATCACCAATAATAGTTTTATCATTGAAATCATCAACAAACATTGGGAAAACTTGAATCTCAAAATCATCATCAACTTCAAATAACATTCTGTAATTATCATTTACCCAATTCTCATAACGACAGGTCTCAATAGGACGATTTGAATCTTCTTGGTCCATGCGTGTCCATGAACTGATAGTCATAATGTCACCAAAAGTCAATAAATCATCGGAGAAATCGACATCTTCAATCATTGGTTGATATTTTAAAAACTCTTTAATACCATTAAACTTACGCATCTCTGGTCTGATAATGAGATGAATCTTTTCATTTTTATATTTTGAGATACCTGAGATTACAGGTAGTGCATTACAAAAATCACCTAGATTGGCGGTACAATCAATTTTAATTTTCATTATAATCCTTAAAAGCAACAAACCAATCATCAGCTGATACTTTATGCAATTCAAACAATTCTGGTTTTTGTAAATACGACATCAATAAGATGGTTTGGTCATCATCTATTAAATTATTTTTAAGTAATTGGTCTACACTATGGTGAACTAAATGCTCTAGTGTTTGCCACATATCTTTACCCGCAACAATACATGGACCTGTAATGTGAACATCATTATTGAAAATAACATTCTCAATGAATGTGCCTTCTTGCCAATCTTTTAAATTGAAAAAGTGTATTTTATCTTTGGCAAAAGGATATTGCCAATGTTTAACATCATTAAGTGTAGATAGGTCTCTACAGTATCCGAAATCCATCCAAGCAACCAAATCAGTATTAATAAGATTAGATTGTAAAGCTCTTGTAACAAAAGATGACTTTAAAAAATTGACGAGAACATAGTCAGCATTCCAATACTCTGGATTTTTTGCTTGTGCGGGATTTATTTTAGCTTGATATTCTGAGTCTTTTTGAACTCTGGTAATCTCATCTCTTAGTTTTTGAAAACTATTAGGAAAATCAATTGTGAGTATGTCAGTAGGTCTATCCTGTCTGAGAAATTTTACCTCATCAACCAAATCTTTTGATGTATAAACAACCATAGGATTTTCCAATTTAGCCATATGACTAAATCGGTCAAGATATGTTTTGGTCGTTCTATGTAAATAGTGTGGTAATCCTTTGTCTGGTGTCCAATCACCACGACCAATATCAAAGAAAGCGGTGACTATTGTTATGTCGTTCATATTGATTCTGTATTAAATGTTATAACTTCATTTTCATTAGGCCAGTAATACTTTTTATAGTTATTAACTATTTCAATGTGTTCTGGCTGTTCTTCTACAAATTTATCAAAATCAAATCCTTTTTGGTGATGGTGTGTATCTGTCATATGAGGATTCTCTGTATAATTTTTACCACAAAAGAAATAGTATGCGACCATTAAACAGTCCATCCAACCAATCGTAGGATAATGATTGTCTTGTATGTAATCCCACTTATCATCAATCAATGCGGTCATTCTTGTGTAGTTCTTTAAAAATGTTTTGACATTGTAAATTGAACCACCGCCGCCACCATAGAAATCGGTTTTAGGTTTTACACCAGAAAATTGTTCCATGATATCTAATACAGCAGGAGGAAAACGATTACCATGACTAATCTTATGGCAAGACATCTCCCATTCATCTTTTACTGTAATAGGTTTTTTAATCCAAACATCATCTTCTACCATCATTATATGTGATGTGTTACAATTTTCACAGGCATAATGAAATCGTTCCAACCACAATAATACCTTTTCTTTTCTGTAACCAAAAGGTTGTGTTGGATATCCCAACTTATCATCGAAATAATGATAATCTAAATTGTATTGTTTGGCAATATCCGATAAATCATCAGCAGCATCAGATCCCAAAAAATAATAAGCATCTGGATGATATTGTCTAATGTTACTAACAACTTTTTCTGTTGATATTGATTTACCAGCCGAAGCCAAATGAAGAAATGATATAGATGCCATTACATTAACCTATCTTTCCAAGTTTTAGGAGTTTTATCAGAAATGATTTCTAAAGGATAAGAATAATCAAATTGTCTAGGTCCTTTTTTCTTAATATATGCCACAGTTTCTTGGATAGATTTCTCTAATGTGGTTTTAGTTTCATATTGCAATAACCATCTTGCCTTGTCAGCAGAACAATCAGCGTGTTTAACTTCTCTTGGTCGGTCTGGCATATGAATTGCTTTACCTTCAAATCCGGTTTCTTTGGCTACCAATACTGCCAAGTCTTTGATTGAGATTGTGCCGTCATCAGGACCAATGTTGATAATCTCACCAACAACTTTGGGATCCAATGCCATCTTCTCTAAACAGTTGATACAGTCAGCAACATATGAGAAACAACGAGTTTGATTGCCGTCACCATAGATGATTGCAGGTAAACCACGGAGATTACGATTAGCCATGATACTCATAACATTACGGAAAGGGTCATCAAACTTTTGACGAGGACCAACGATGTTATGTGGCACCGCAATGTTCCATTCCATGCCATGCGTTTCAGCAAGAATCTTTAATACATCTTCACCAGCAACTTTTGCAACACCATAAGGGTCTACTGGTTTCGGTGCCATATCTTCGGTGAAAGGATGAGGTTGATTACCATATCTTGCCATCGATGTGCAATATACAAATCGTTTTACTTTGTTTTGTACCGCAGCTGAGATTGTTGCAACAGAAGCTTCAAATATATTTTTGGTAATAAAACTAGGACTGAATACAGAAAGTCCTTCGTGTGCAGTAGCGGCTGAGTGTATAACAATATCACAACCTTCCATGATGTAAGTCATTTTTTCTATATCGCAACAATCCACAACATACAACTTTGCTTTCTTTGGAACATTATCACGATAACCACCAATAAGTGTATCGTTACCAATAACTTCGTGTCCCAATTCCAACATTCTATCTGCAAGGTGACTACCTAGGAAACCTGCAATTCCCGTGATAAAGATTTTCATTATACTCTCTTTAAAATAGTTAATCCATTATTATTGTGCCGTCTTTCAACTAATTGCCATTCAGGATGAGAATCAATGAATTCTTGAACCGCTGGCCAAATACCCTTGCCACCAAATTCACCACGGTCAGCAAATAATGTGGTGTCGTGAAATAAAAGATATTTACGAACTTTACCTGCGTGTAATTCTAATTCTTTTTGTACCTGCTCATAGATATGTAGACTGTCCACCAACATCAAATCGGTTTCTGCAATTTCTACTTTACGAGTGTCATCAACATGAAGCGTTACATTACGACCAGCATTTTTGGCTTCTTCAAAGAATTCACGAATACCCGGTTGAGGCATAAATTCATAACTATGCAATTCTATATCATGTCGTAGAAATGCACGGGTGCTTTGAGCCCAACCAACACCAAGTTCGGTTACATGATTACACTCTGAAGTTAAAACGGATATTGTTGGTAAATGTTCGTGTATGTCTGTATCTCTTACACAGGCATCTTGATATTCTTTTTCAAAGTCCATTATTCGGTCCTAAAAGTTAATATTTCTTCTTGTTGATATTTTTGTTTGATATGTTCTTTCCATGCAGGTACTCGGTCATATTGGTGAACAATTGCAAATGTTCTGCCTAATGATGTCTTAACAATGCCATCTTCAAACTTTGGTTCTGGTTCTAATAGATGTGGTCTAAATGATTCAATCTTGGATGGGTCAACTGTTGTGCCAGCCTGACAAGCCCAACCATCTAATTGTTTAGCAAAGTAAGTTACACCTTTGAATGGTTGTGTCTGAATGAGAACATTATAGACCGCTTGGTCACAAATAGGAATGGGTCGGTTGATTGCATTGAATAGAATATTGAACATCATATCTTTTACATACTCAGATACACCACCGATTGTTCCTACATTGTATATCTCATTATTTTTGAACTGCTCATGAACATATGGTCCATAAGATTGCATAAGATTCTCATTACCCCATGGTTCGTCTGCATATCTCATACCTTCAGAACCGGCAACAAGTTTTTTACCTTTAAGATTTAATTCTAACCATACAATTGGATTTGTTTGGAAGTAAACATCTTTGACATCTGTGGTTACCACATGACTATAATTCTGCCAAGTGTTTTTAAGAAAGTCGTAGATTGAAAGAAAGCGAGCCACATGAATTGGTGCTTTAATATCATGCATCTTAATGATGATGAAATCTCGTTTGATTAACTCACCGATTGTTTCTTCTGAAGCATTACCAACAACCATGGCTTTATCGCCAGTAAAACCACATTCATCAATCGATTCAACCCATGGTTTTAATTGATTGTAGTTGTAATTAGTAAATGCACCGATTATTAAACTTTTTGACGCCATGGGTAAACTCCATTATATTTTTCAAACATTACTTTATTGCCATTTTCAAAAAAATCTGCCGTAACAGAACCTTGACCACCATCAACACGATAATGGACTGTATAGTTGCCTGTGCAATCCCATTTAGGGAAGTGTTGAGCAATTGTTGCCAAAAATACTCTATCTTGACCCCAACCACCATGCCAAGCGGTTGCTAATTTTATTGCAATTTCTGTCTTAACGCAATAACTATTTGTATCTATGTGATGTATGCCATGATAGGTTTGCCATTTGCCTAACGATTCACAATCATCAAAGCAAACAAAATCACCGGTCTTATTATGTATTTGTCGTAGGGAATAACACCAGTCTAGATTAGTTGCTTCGATAGTGTCAATACAACTTTTAACATGGTTTTCATATAACCAATTATCTTGGTCTAACCACATTACATATTTTGTATCAATCAAGTGTGTAAAAGCTGCATAAACTCGGTGGCCATAGAAACCTCTGGCACCCACATTCAAAGGCAAATTACAAACCATAATATTTTTGTATTTCGGATGGCTCTCAAAAATCTTTACATGATTTTTAACAGCATGAACATATTCAGGACCATCACAAACAACATAACATTTGGTATCATATGTTTGATTCAATACAGATTTAATAGCGGTGTGAACCTCAGCCGAACCGGTGGTCGGTATAATCACAGTAGCAGTCATAATTTAATCTCTAGTCAGTTTTAAAATTTTCTCTATTTGTTTTTCAATCATTGGTTTACGATTTGGCCAATATATATATTCTTTATCTCCAGTAGAATGTAATTTCTGAAGAAAAGGAATAATCATCTTTTCTACTTCTTTTAAACGAACTTTGTAGTCATCGGCTGTTTCAGCAGTCTTATTGATAACTGCATTATACTCAGCCTCACTTACCGCAGAAAATCCAAAATCATCCTGTATATTGGCATATTCTTTTGCCAATTTATCAAAATCAACTAGTGCCATAATTTAATCCTATAAGTAAGAAAAGTCACACATTAAACGAGTGGGGTAACCATCTTTGCCTTGTGTATCTCTAATGTTCAATTTTAAAAGATATTTGTTGGTAATAATTTCCATATCAACTCTTTTGCCTGTACCAGTTTTTCCACCATAATATATTTTTAATGAATTTGGTTTTGCAGCATCTTGCATATATTTTTTAGTAACATTAAAAACTTTAACATTTCCTTTTCGTATTTGATGCACAACAGTATACCCGTAACCAATACCAGATTCTAAAAATGTTTGTATATTTGAGGTTTGTGATGCGGTCAAATTAATATCTTCAGAATAACCTTTAAAACTTTTTTGATTATAAACATCACAAAAAACTGAAGGATCTATACTAAACATTTTTAATAATTTTAATCCATTTTTATTTGAAATGTTTCCTGATTTAATTTCTGATGTTGGTAATACTTCTTTAATACCAACATTAAAAAAAGTTACGGTTGATGTTGTTTTTAAACTCAAATATATATTTTGTTTTTTATTGCCAACAGTACCAATTAGTGTAATATCAGTAAGCATATCGCCAATATTATTGTCTGCTGATGTCGAATATAAATGAATGTTTGGTGTGTATTGTATTGGTCTTTTTGTATTTTTTGCTCCAGCTTCAGCATCAACATCTAAAGTGGAAAAATTTTTTAGATTTGTTATATCGTAAACTTCGTCTATTGAATAATTTAAATCAGCATCTGTTACTTTTTTGCCTGACCACCAAGATTTAAATGCTGGACCCAAATCTTTCTCAAACTTATTTCCTTTATTATTAACACCTCGCCCACCAGCAGAACCGTCACCAAATTTGATTTTAAGTGTTTTTAGTCCTACTGCTGTTGCTATTTGTTTTTCGGTAAGTATTCCTTTTATTTTTCTGGAAATATTTACCATACTAATGTTAGTTGGATCAATATTAATAGGTGTAGCAATAACTTTTTTTGTTTTTGCATTATTTTGTAAATAACTTAAAAGAGCATTTATCTCTTGTATTTTAGTTTTTTCGCTAACATTTTTCGGTTTGAGTGTTTTAGAAACCTCGATTGCCGATGTTGGAAAGAAAGTATAAGCCATATTATCTCCGTTAAGTAAGAGTATTTATTATACACATTTAACGAATAATGTCAATATTTGTATCATTGGTCCAAACCTCAAGTGTTGTTCTTAAACGACTTTCTGACTTCAATGTATCATAACGATTGGTGGCTTTATTCTTCCACCATTCTATCACATTCTTCAAATGAAATTTTTCATAGTTTTCACCAGGTAAAAGAGTATCTGTTTTACAGGTTACATAGTCTACCATATTCTTAAAACCATAATCGGAAATATAATATCGTTTCTGTTCTGTCAACTTCTTAGCATTCCCAATCGTTGTATCAAAAGCAACCAGTTCTGGTGTGCCTTTCAATGCAGCTCTAGTTAATGAAATAATTTTCATGGAGATTTTTAGTTTACGACTAGAGATTCCATCATCTACAATCTTACCAATCTTCGATTCAACAAATGCAACCAAATCTGAATAAGGTTTACCATGCATCATAGGCAAAAAATCTGATTCTGTCAAGCCTTTATAACGAATATATGGTTTCATACCATCATATTGTGAAGATGATTTAGAAGAACCATACAAACTGGTAGTTTCAAACAAACACATATTCATATTATATTTCTTGTTTATCATTTCACGGACTTCATGACTGGTACAGATGGCAGCCAGAAGTTTACCACCTAGATAATTAAAACCAAATGGTTGAGAGGGCACAATTACAAAACCCATCATAGCAGAATCATTGAAGCGTTTACCCCATTCAGGTTGTTGCGTAAACACTTGTCCAAGCATTTCATTTCTAGGTTTGCAGTTGATGACTGGTGAACCTAACCGAATGAAACCTACGAACTTTCCTGACTTCTTCTCTTTAACTGCCAAGTGAATGCTACGACCAACAGGTCGGATATTAACATGAGAACTGGTAATTGAAAGTAAGGTTTCCCATGTATCATTATGAATTTCTACCACTTCAATATCCATATCTTTTGGATGCATCGTGAAATCAGAAAACAAATCATCTTCTGGTGCAAATAGAGGATTCAAAGACATTTCAGATAATGATGCCAACTTTTGGTCACGCATATATTCATCGATGCGGTCAAAGTTACCAAAGTAATCTTGAAATACCTTGGCACAATGTACCGCATCGTCTTTAGATAACATCATACTTTGAATCCATCAAATTGTTTTTTCTCATGCTTAATTTTGTTGTGAGCACCAATACCTTGATGGCCAGCATCAGCAATTCCTTGTTGTGCAGATTGTTCTACATCATACAGTTTCATCTTTGCTCTATCGACACCAAGTGTAAATCGTTTATGGAATGTTGGATCGTTATAACGATTCTTCAACTGTTTTACCATAATCTGACCCATTGCTTCTAAATCTTCAGATGAGATTAAGGCAAACATTAAATCGGCGGTCGCAGGCAGCCCGAAGCTCTCACTCGTATCCTCCAAGCCTGGATCACTCGATGTGAATCCGCTTCTGGTAGTTTGAGTAGCAGATACAATAGGAACATTATATTCAACCGCAAGTCCCCTAAGTTCTTCTGCAATGGACTTGACATAGGTGTAAGAGTTAATATTCGCACCAGCTTTGATACGAGAAGAACAACAGATATTAAGATAATCCACAAAGATAATATCAGGCACGAAAGACCTTTTGAGGTTGAGTTCATTTAATAAAGTTCTAAAATGTGTTGTTGAAGCAGAAGCGGTTGGATATTCTTTGATAATAAGTTTACCAGTTACTTTTTCTTTTACACGATTTACTTTCTTATCATATAAATCTTTAGGTAAACTCATCAAGTCATCAAGTGTAACATTCAATAAGTTTGCATCTATTCTCTCTGCAATCTTTTCTTCAGCCATTTCAAGGGTGATATAGAGGACATTCTTGCCTTGCACCATAGCACTGGCAGCAACATGGCACATAAACAAAGATTTACCAACGCCAGTACCAGCAAGAGCAATATTAAGGGTTTTGGCAGGTAGTCCTCCCTTTGTAATTTTGTTAAAATATTCCAAATCAAAGGGGATTCGTTCTTCTTTACGGTGATAAAATTCGTATCGGTCATCTGAATTTTCAAGATAATCATGTCCTACGGAGTTGTCGAATGAGATTGCCAAGGCGTCCGATAATATCTTGGGAATCGCACCTTTGTCATTTGTTTTGTCTTTGCCATCGAGAATCGAAATAGACCCCAATACAGCATTATA